CGGCCTAGGAAACTGAGGCAGCGGCTGGATCCACCGAACCAAGGAGGATCGGTCTTGCAACAGGATCATAAGCGAGTGGTCCCAAACCACAAGCCCCCCAGCGATTGCAGTCGCTGAGGGGCCGGAAACGTGGCGGTTTCACCGAGAAACCAAGGAGGCGGGAACCTCTGCGAACACCATAGTGCCGCAGCCTTCTCCCCGTCAACCCTTAGGCCACCGTCGCCACGGTGAACAGCGGGGGGGTGTCGCCAGCGCCGACCACGGCGGGATCGGTGATCGTCAAGGTATCGCCCACCCTGAAGTTCTGGCCGGAGGCCACGATCGTGGCGGTTTGAGTCGCGCCGCTGCCATTCACGGTGATCGTCGCGGTGGCGCCCAGGCCCGACATGTCGCCGGGGCCTGGCGCCACGGGCACCAGGGGCACGGCGGTGCCAGCGCTCAGGCCCGCGCCAGGAGTGGTGATGGTCAGCGTTGCAATGGGATTGCCTTGCTGGTAAGTCAGCAACTCGCTGTAATTTATGAAGTTGAAAGTTATCGCCATAATGCCGCCCCGAGCTAGTGCTTCGTTGTAGTTTGCGACAGATGCAACAGCGGCTTCAACTTGCGGATTTTTATGGGTGCTGCCAAACAATGGAAGCTCTCGCCACATTCGCACGGTAATACCACTAGGCGCCCCTTTTTCGGCACGCTTGAGCAATGCGTAACCTTCACTCGTTACGTCAAGGTTAAACTGTGCCGGCATGGACCATGTTTTATCGGTTACCACCTGTTGGCTGTACCCAAAAGGTGTTTTGTAATCCGATCCTTTTTGCTGCTCCGATGTAGTAGAAATGCTGGCATCGGACAGGCTGAGAATCTCGGTTAATCCGGTCTTGCTAGTAGGAATGCTGCTTGCGGTGGTTCCCAGCCCGAGAAACAGCCCAATGTCAAGCGCTGCTTTGTAAACCCCGGTAGCCATGGTCCATCATGCGTTGTTTCCCTAGTTTGCCTCGCCGCCCTCCAGCAGCTCCCACGGTGTTGGCCGGGGGCACAGGTGCAGCTCGAAGCCCTGGACGTCATGCGCTAGGCCGGTGGTGGCCCGTAGAACGTCCAGCAGGTCGTCCTCAGTGATCGCCATCTCGCGGCACACATCGGCCGGGGCCATGCCGGCCTCCAGCATCCGGCGGGCTTGCATCCCCGCCAGGCGTGCGCGTTGGGTGGCGGCAACGCCCCAGTTTCCAGCCGCCTTGATTGCGTGGCGTACCTCACCAGCAGCGAAGTGTCCAAGGATCGTGCTGAATGCTCCCCGCTCTGGATTCCATATCCTCGCTGCTTTGATGAATGCAATATCAACAGCGCTGTTTATATCTTCCGATGGCAAACACTTTCCGTATTTGTCTCGCATCTTGGCCTGAAACTTCCCGACCAACCTGATATTATCCGCGTACATCTTGCCAATCCTTCGCGACTCTTCCCTCGTGAGAGGCGTTGCCAGGTGATTCCTGGTAGCCGGCTTTTCGTCAGCCGGGCCGAACAGATTTAGCTGCTGTTCGGCCACGGCTGGCACGATTCACGATCGAACTACCCGGATGCTACGCGATCCACCGATAGGCGCGCTCAGGCAGAGGCACCCCAGCGTCTGCCGCAACCCTGGCAGCACATTGAGAGCGTTCTGGTTGTTGGGCACAGCCCCGTCCCTGAACTCCAGTGAGATCACATCCACCCGCGCCGACTTCAGGCTGGCGTTGGGGATCCCTGGGATCAGCTCCGCATTGCCGGCCCCTTGGCCTCTGAGTAGGGCGGGATTGGCCAGCAAGGCCTCTGCAAGGTCAAAGTTTGCCCGCTTGACAGGCGATGGGATTTCGTCAGCCGCAAACGACCACTCCCCGCACGCGGCGCCAATGCGCGGCCAAGCGCGGGCCTGGGTGGTGGTGGCACGGCTGCCGATCGACTCCAGTTGATCGAGATACATGGCTGCCATGATCAACGCCCGCCCCTTGTTGTCCGTGGTTGCTGCCGTCCAGTTCAGTGGGCCGAGGTAATCATCGGCCAGATCATCCGCCGCGGCCACGGTGAGGTAGCTGTTGGCGTTGGCCGCGCCAGCGGTGGCAACAACGGTGACGGCCATGGCTAACCCTTTGCTGACCACAGCTTAACGGCTTGATCGAAGCCGATCTTGCCGTCGATCAGCCGCTGCCCCAGCGTTTTGCCGAAGATGCTCCGAGCCGTCTCGGGATTGTCCCGCACCCACCGCGACGCCGCGGCACGGAACGAAAGCGCCTGAGCCCCCTTGTCCCCGGTCGCCTCTCTGTTGAGCGGCTTCCCTCCCTCTGTGTCGTTCCTCCACTTCCAGGGCAGGAGGTAGCAGCGGCACTGAGGATGGGGGCTCGTCTTGTTCTCGCCGTCGAAATAAGGAGCCGGCACGCCCAACTGGTACCGCGTCCCGTCGAGGCTCAGGCACACGGGGCAGACCCGGGAATCCAGGATGGCAGTCCACACCAGCCCATCAGGCCCGAGCCAGGCGGGATCGGTTTCGTACTGGTAGATCATCTGCTGGGCCATCCCGCCAGCCTCGTGCACACCGGTGCGGATGGTTGCCTCCACCGCGTTGCCCACGGTGCGCACCACGGCGTTTTCGTAGGTGGCGAACACCTCACCCCCGGCCACGTCCTGAACCCCCAGCCGGATGAACCGCTCGACCCGATCGGCCACCATCGCCGGCAGTCGCGAGAGGAGCTGCTTCTCCATTGTGGTGCCGGCCACCTGCACGCCGCGGACGATCCGGGCCGCCTGCGTCGCGGTCATCTGCACGGTCGGCGCTGCAAGGTCCCCGCCCGCCATCTCCACCATCTGGCGGGCAAACTTGAGCTGACTCTCCAGCCACGGCGCCAGGGCGGCACTGAGGGCCGCCAGCTGGGGCACCCCGAACGAGTCGCGCACGCTGCGGGCGATGGCTGCGGTCACCCTGGCGATCGCCTCATTCCGGCCCGGCTGTGGAGCTGCCACGCCGCTCTCGCCCACGACCCGCTCCACGGCCGCCAGCACCTGCCGCAGATCACGAAGCGCCTGTCGGACCCGCTGATCCTCCAGGCGCTTTTGGCGTAGGGCATTTCTGAGGAACGCCTCAATCTGGGCGGAGAGATCAGCCACTGAGCAGTTGCCTCAGCCTCTCCACTGCAGCATCAACCTGATCAGCCTCGCAGAACAGATGCAAGGTGTGATCATCGTCAATCGAGACGGTGAGCGACACCATCGGATCGTGGAACTCATGCGCCTCACCGTCGCATGATTGCCATTCACCCAGGTCGCTGGCGATGGGGCTGCGGTCAGAGACCCATCGCCCCTTAGGCGGGATCGTGATCCTGTGGAGAACGCTCATCGGTTAGCTCAGGTAGGCAAAAACTTTGCCGCTGGTGAGCCGGACGGTCGAGAAATAGCCGGTAACCTCGGTGCCGGCCGGGATCGGGGCGCCGCTGAGGCCATCGGTGCAGCTGCTGCAAACCGTGTCGGCATGGAGAACGGTCGCCTCCAGTGCCAGCAACCGGATAAAAAACTTGCCGGCAGGAAGGGTTACCGCCGACCCGTCCGCGATGTAGCGGAAGTTAGAAAACTCAGGAACGTTGCTCATTGGTGGCTGCCCGTTGTGGTTTCACCGCCTTGGTGGGCGGCTGTGGTGGCTCGGGGGAAGCGGAGGCCGCCGCTCGTGCAGCAGCCTCACGCAGTACCTGCCAGCGTCTGGCAAAGCAACCCATCAACCCGACTTGCGGTAGAACGTGACCGCAGGCGTGGAGACACCTGTGACCCGACCGATGTAGGTAGCCGACGTGGACGCAGAGATAGTGGCCATCGCCGAATCACCGCCCAGGGTGATCCCGCCAGAGGTGGGAGCAGTGAGCGTGAGTGCGTGAGAGCTGGCGCCGTTGATCACGGTGAGCTCGAACGTGGTCCCGATTTGAACGGGAACGCCAATGGCGGCCACGATTGCGGCGGCCGTGGCAGTGGTGAGAGTGCGGGCCGCCGTGGGGGTCATTGCAACGATGCCCTCCACTGTCTGCTCTGCCGTCAGGGTGGCGTTAGCCGTGCCGACGGGGGTTGTGATCGGTTTGAACCGGCAAACCACACCTGTAAAAACAGGTTTATCCAGGTGAAACTTCATGATTACAGCTCGATAGGGCAAGTACAGGTAATCCGTGCTACGCCGATGTTCTTTTTGTCGAACACCTTAGCCCAGTTGCTGGCGGTTGCCAGATCGGCGGCACTGGGGCCACCTTCGGGAATGGAGCCTACCCAGCTGGCGCCGAGCGGGTGAATGCATTTGTCCCATTGGACCTTCAGGATGTCCTCGCCGCCGCCGGTGAGGATGTCCCGGTCGCCTTCCGTCCGCACGGGATTCTGGAAGGCTTGGCCCAGTGCGCCCGGCTTAAACACGTACACCCCGTATTTGGTGCCATTGCGCGGGGCATTGTCGGACGGGATCACAGCCTTGGAGCCGAACATCGGCACCAGCCCGTTAGAGCTGAAGGCTTTGGAGAAATCACCATCCACGGCATTGCTGCTGGTGATGCTTCCGGCCGCTGCAGTGCTGGCGGTGATGCCTGGCAGATCCTTGGCGCTGACGTAGTTGATCATCTCCCGGATTCGCAGATAACTGTAAATCGCAGGAGGAACAACGATGATGCCGAATGTATCGGCATCTTCACCAAGGATGCCATCAGCGCGAACAACGTGACTCACGCTGAAATCGGTCTCGCCGCTGCCGCTGGCGTCAACGCACATATCAGCGAACGCGGCGCCGGCATTGCTGGCGCCAAGTGCGCCAAACACGCCGGAGAGCGTCGCCAGAATGTCGAGCTGATCGGCCCACAGCACCCAGTCCGAAATCCGGCGGGCAATGGCAAGCATCGGGTCGTTTTCGGCACCAACAGCCATTTTCGCCAGGTCGCTGGAGCCCCAGACATTAGCGCGGTGGAAGACAACGCCTTTCTGTTCGTTGCTGCCTAGCTTGTTGACGGTCAACGGATTGCCTTCCTTGGGGATCTGGACATCTCCCTGCAGGTTGGGCTGCCAGTTCGGGATCCTAAAAGCATCGCCCTTGGTGACGTTTTGGGCGATAACGGGATTGTTGCTTACAAGCCCGCTCGCGACGAACTTAGAGCGAAGGGTGCTTTGTTCGTCAATGTAGTCTGAGAACGGATCGTAGATCTTCGTATCCGGTCTGTATAGAAATGCCATCGGAGGCAGGGGATTGGTTGGCTGTTGGCCACAGGCCCCGGGTCGGCACAGCTTTCCCGTCCCCTAGTTTGCCTCACCCCTATTGCCCTCGAATCACCAGCCTCTTACCGGCAGCCTGGGCAAGCCTCATCGCCAGCTGGGGATCGCGATTGGCCAACTCGATCTGCTGGGTTAGGTTGCCCTCCTGCCACGGGTTGGCCCCAGGCGGCAAGGCGCCATCACCCCCGCCAGCGGAGGATCCGCCGGGGGGTGCGCCGGTGCCGGCCGGCTTAGGAGCCTTCAGCCGCCACTGGGGCAAGGTGGCGCGAGCCCACTCAGCGAGCGGTGTGCGGTTGTAGCCGTTCACAACCACGACAGAGCCGTCAGCCTCGGTGGCCAGCTGATCGGCCTGAAGGTGAAGCTTCAGGACCTCATCAGGGCCATGGACGTGCTCGGACAGGGCTGTAGCGGCTGGCCCCAGCACCCGCAGCTGTCTGATCTCAGCCTCCAGCTCAGCGATGCGGGTTTTAAGCCCCGTCTCGCTGTCGCGGTACTGCTGCTCCAGCCGTTCGCGGGCCTGGGCGTAGTTCCCTTCAGCCTCCAGCCGCTGCGTTTCCGCAGCCTGGTGGGCCGCCCACAGCTGGCGGGGGTCCACGTCCTCGGGTAGGTCGGCAAGGCGGCCGGCAAGCCGTTTTTTCTCGGCGAGGAGCTCCTCGTTCTTGCCGCGCAAGCGGGCCACTTCAGCCGCCAGCGCTGCAGGGTCTGCAGTGACCGGCGGGTTGGGCGGTGTGGCCTGCGGCGTGGTTTCTGGTGTGGTTTCGGCGGACACAGGCGCGTGGCGGGTTGCGCTGAGTTTAGGCCGCTAGATCCTCCTCTACGAAGTCGCCTTCTTCGCCCTCCTCGCCCTCCTCGGGCACGTCCTCCATGACGGTGGACATAAGCTCGGCTTTCACGATTTCGAGGATGCCAATCAGGGTTTGAACCGAGCATT